TGAGGACAAACTTCCGGATTCCGACACCATCTGGGCGGAACCTGAGCGTTTGGTTAGTCGTTCTGTGTGCGGGCATCTTAACGATGTCCACTCACTTAATGGTCTACCAATCTTCAGACCCGCCACTGTGGCTAGGCATGACGAATTGTTCTCCCTCTTGGAGACCGCCCAGCGAACAGCCGACTATTTGGCTGCTGGATTCGGGTTTTTCTCTCCCGAAGACATCGTTGGGCGACACGGACCTGGAGCCGTCTCGGATCTCCAAAGCGGGGACTCTAAATACGAGTTCCCGAGTTGGCCGGAACGGCTAGAAGCCCAATTCCCCTTTGACACCTATGGCTGTTTGAATTCAGCCTCCGTGCCTCAGGAGATGGAGACCGATGTACATTTCTCCGGTATGAAATTTCACGCCGAAGTGTCATCGTATCTGGTTGACGTACCAAAGACCGCGAAAGGTCCAAGGCTTATTGCTGAGGAACCTACGTGCCATCAATGGATGCAACAAGGTATTGCCGATTTTGTGCGGCAAGCTCTCCTGCGCATGCCACTCAGGCATAGCATTGATTTCACAAGTCAATTGCTTAGTCAAGAAGCGTGCCGTAGGGCCTCCAGTGACGGGAATCAGGCGACGATCGATTTGTCGTCTGCGTCGGATCGGATGAGCACATGGCTCGTCCAGCGCGTATTTCGGAGTAATCCGACTTTGCTCGAGCCTTTAATTAGGTCTCGAACGCGTTTCCTCCGACAGGACCGATTTGCGGATTTACCAGCTCTGATTGAGCTGAAAAAGTTCGCGAGTATGGGTTCAGCCCTGACATTCCCTATACAGAGTATAGTCTTCGCCATTCTTGCGATCGGAGCGGGTAAATTTCTACACCCGAGACGTAGCATTGTGGCGCTCTGCAAGGAAGTACGTGTCTTTGGCGACGATATTATCGTCCCAAAGGAGTGGGTACCTACCGTGGTAGAACTTTTTACCTCGGTAGGGTTGAAGGTTAACACCGACAAGTCCTTTTGGAACGGTTTGTTCCGAGAGAGTTGCGGAGAATACGCATGGGGTGGCTACTCAGTCACTCCGTTCCGTATTCGTTCGCCTTCATTTGGCACCGACGCTAGGTCGGCGCGAGCGTGGGCAGATCACGTTAACGGCTCCTTCATTAAGGGGCTTTGGCGAACATCTGCATGGCTCGAGAGGACCACTCCGCTGGATTTTTCTCTTCCAGCGGTTGATCGTCGATCTAGTCACCTAGGTTTGACCACCAACTCGCGTGGTATCGATCCTCGCCTTAAACAGGTCTGGAACCGAGACTTACAAAAGCTGGTTATCCGCGTGCCGACGTTAATGTCGGCTAAGCAGAAAGGTCCTCCACTAGGCGGCCTAAACTCTCTCACTTACCTTAGCGGCAAGTCCTACTCGGACCGGTCGCACGGGTTAGCGCTCCTGTATCCCCCCGTCTCGAGGCGTTGCCTTGAGGTGGAGGTTCCAGGACGTAGGAGGGTTAAGGCTGATGATGCGGCAATCGTTCGTCGCATCGGGGTGCCCGTCGAACTACTTGACGGGTCCGGAATCCTGTAAAGGAAACCTAC